TCACTGTTGCTCCTTTTGGCTGCCCGGTTCAGCCTTTTGGCAAGGGCTTCGGCGCATTTTGTTGCGCTTGACGGCTTGGAGTGGGCGTGAGGGCAACGCCCTTGCTCAACTTGACTGTCAACTTTACGCCACACGATTCCGGAGAAAGAACGAACTCGCTGAGTGACGGGCCGAGGCGTGTTCTTTCGAAGTGACGTTCGTTGGGCCTTGAATTCTCTGACCTTTGGTGATGCTTGCCATTCGGTCATGCTGTTCCTTTCCGAAGAGCCCCTGCCCTTCACTCCAACGGTACCACACCGGGGTTAGGGCTTGGGCCATTCGACGTTAGTCAAGTCAACCGGGCGAGTCGGGGGGATCTGCTCAGTTTGAATCAATCGCATCCGAGAGCCCCGCTTCTTGTACACGGCTAGACGGTAGGTGCGGCCCCGGATCTCGGTAGGGCCGTACTGGTTCCATTCGTCAACCACTGCGTACTTAGCGAAAGCAGCGTGAGCGTCGGTGATCTGAGGGTTGCGGCCGAACACTTCGTCGACCGTCACTGGCGTCCATGTCCCATCGGCATCGAACTCGGTGCGAAGTATGTACTTGCGTTTGAAGCGAGTTAATCGCATCAGGTTTCCTTTCATTCGGAGATCAGGATGTAGTCGACCCATTTGAGGCCGAACGATGGGCAGCGGTGGTAAACGTCGGCCTTGGCGGATTTGACGTAAACCGTGTTGCGGCATTGGGGGCAGGCGTAGGCGGAGAATCCGGCACGTTGTTTGATCTTGCCAATCGCATCGGCGGCGGCTGCTGCCTTGCGGGCTTGGCGAGTGGCGACGGCCTTGGCGGCTGCTGCCTTACGTTGTTCGGGTGTCATTGCCATGAGGTTCCTTTCGGGGAGGATCCCTTTCCTCCCGACACAAGTGTACCACACCACGGTTAGGTGTGTGACGGGGCCGTGGTCGAAACGACCGGGGCAACAGGGGAATTGCCCGTCGGGCCCCAAGCGAATCCGAGAGAAACGCATACAGGGCCCGATACGAGGCTTGTGGCATCAGGCATCCACCAGTTGCTTATGTTCAATCAGTTTCGGCCGGGTGATGACCGTCTGCTTGACATCCTCGTAGACCTCATGGGCCTTGACCGTGGCGATCAGCGTGACCTCGTCACCGGCTTCGAGATCCCAAACGAACTGGGCGGTGGTGAAGGCTTTGATGAGGTTGCCGTCGGTGTCAGCGACGATCAGGAGGCGACTGAGACCGAACTGAGTGTCAATTGCCTTGGCGACCTTCACTGTGCCAGTGATCGTGATCTTCTCGCCGACCTCGCCGATGTAGATGAGGTGAGCGTCGGCTTCGACCTGAGCGGCCTTGGCAATCGCATAAGCCTTGTCCTGAGCCACCAGTTTGGCGACCAGTTCAAACTGAGCGGGGCTGAGATCGTACTTTTCAGCCTTTTCCCGAAGGTCTCCGAGGATTCCGCCGTAATCTTTGATGTCGGCTAACTCGGGGCACTTGGCGAGGTTCTCAGCGAACTTGGCGGCTTTCTTGACGGCGAGACGTTCCTCCCGGGCGACCCGGGCCTTTTCGTTCTTGGCCCGACGAGCCCGGTCCCATTCTTCGATTTCGGCGTCGGTCCACGTTTGCGGGTAACCGAAATCCTTGTGGCTCGGGTCGACTTGGGCACCACCGCAGCGGAAACAGGTGCCCCATGGGTGGACGTAGCCGGTGCCGCCGCAGCGGTAGCAGGCAGTGGAAACGCATCGTTTCGGTGCTGAGAGCCCTGCGAAACGCTTGTACATGATGTCCCTTTCCGGAGGAGCCCCCGCTCCCCGCACCACAAAGATACCCTACCCCGGTTAGGCCGTCAAGTCTTTCAAGACGGCTTCGACTTCGTCTTCTGAAATTTCAATGAAATCGGTCTCTTCGAACGGAGTGAAGTACTGCTCGGAAGCGTCGACCCATTCACCGGCATAATTCTTTTCCATCATCGATTCAGGGCCGTGAGCGTGCCACACGCTGTAAACAGTTTCCCCATCGTCTGAGACCCGTTTCCACCAAATTTCTTTCATGCTGTCCTCCTTTGATTTGATGACTTCGGCCCGGGGCGGAATACGCAAACTGCCGGAGGCCGCTTTCATCTGCGCTGTGTACAACGCTTTTTTCTTGGGATCTTTTTCAACCCGCTCTAACTCATAAATCTTGTGAGTTTCGTTTTTTGTAGCAAATGATTGCGGCGTATGCAGTTGCAGTTCAGACCAAAATCCTTTTTTCTTGTTGTACACCTGCAAGTTAATCCCCTTGTATTCAGAATCAGGGGACCAAGTATTTTTGACTTTTACGTCATTTCCTTCGGCTCTGAGCCTATCAACAATTGCTTGGCCCGACAAACCGTAGTTAGTGTCAGGCAGAATCATTGTGTACCGGACAGCATCTTTTATTTGAGCAGCGGCAGCCTCCGGAGAAAGACTCTTTTCAATCGCATCCATATGGATTTTACGAGCCAAAGAGCCCGACTTCTTCAATCGGTTCTGCAAACCGGTCAGTTCACCACCAAATTCCTCGGCGAAATCTTCCATTTGTTTCGTCAGGGCCGGTTCTTCAATCGCTACTCGTTCAACCAAGGCAATAGCAATAGCGTGTTCTTCTCTGCTGAAAATTGGTTTGTCAGCAGGCGGTGATGATTGAGTTTGTTTTTTTTGATGACCTGCCCATCGAGCCTCGGCAGCCTTACGACCAGCAGCAGAACGATCACCAGCCTTTTGAACAGGAGCATCGGCAAACCGCACCCGTGCAAGTTCTCGAACAGCGTTTCCCTGAACCTTCTTCTTGCGCTTCAACTTCGGGCCAAGCACCGGGCCCTTGCCCGTTTGAACCCAAGAATCCGACCCGTAAAGACGTCGCTTGTACTCGGTCGAAGGGTTCATGCGCTCAGTTACAACATTTCCGGCGTCGTCACGGAGCGCCTCTTCTGTCTTGCCTTCAGGGCCCACGAATTTGACCTTTGCAGGCTTATCGGCACTGAGCATCAGACTTGCTCGCTGCCGTGGCGTCATCCGTCCCAATGCTTTCGGGAATTTCTTTAGACGCTTACCCCATCGAGCCTCGGCAGCCTTACGACCGGCAGCAGAACGCTTTGAAGAAACAAACTTGGTAATCGCATCGTCTTCGACAGGTGCCCTCATATCGTGAACAGAGACAACCTTCTTCACCGTCAGCCTTCCATCGCCCCCAGTAGTGGGATCAAAATTTGGGCCCATAGCCATGACGGCAGCGACTTTCTCGCCATTATTGATAGCGACAACAGAAAGTATCCGGGATTTGCCTCGATAATTTTCTCCAAAACCGACTTTCAATTCGGTTCCGGGAGGTTGACTGGCGAGAATCCCGTCGTACTGATCCCGTCGCAAATAAACAGTTGCAGTTTCTTTTGTCTTAGGGTTTTTGACTTCGGTAGCAACGTACTGTTGTTTGCTGCCCTCAATTGTGGGGATTGGTTTGAAGCCACCAATGTCGACACGGGACTTTTTGGTCAGTTCATCAATTGTTGAAGAGTTCATATCAGGACCGTTTTGCTCCGGATGCAAACCGACTTTGCCTCCTTTGCCGATTTTGACAGTGAAACTTGATTTGCCTTCAGGTTGATAAGCCAACAAAGCCTTGGCTCGGGGATCCGACCGGGGAAACTTTTGCATCGCATAAAGATCCGTGATCGTCACAGATGTGTCGTCAACACCGACGTGCAATTGGCCTTTTTGTTGCCTCATGCCCATACCGGTTTGTGCGGCATATCCGGCTTGGGCAAACTGGCGGAGAACCTTGTCGGTCTCTTTAGTAATTTGTGGCTTGGGCTCGGCAGGAGCAGCAGTAGAAGTTGAGCCTTTGTTTCCCCAACGTGCATTCGCGGCCGCGCGTGCAGCCTCAGCACGAGTCGCGTACTTCCGCTTGTACGCCTTAGCGATCGCATCGTCTTGATCGGGAAGATCGGCAGCGTTTCCTTTCACGGCCGTGACATTATCCCAATACTGACGAAGCAATGACTGTGAAGTCCCGGGCTTGTAAATCTTGCGTCCGTATTTGTCGTAAACCGGCTTTGAGCGCAAGACGTCTCCCTTGACGGAAGTGACCTGCCATAAAGCCTGTCCGGTGCCTTGAAGTAGAAGAGCGCCACGTTTCAAATGTTCCGGTGCTGAACCGAAAGGTCGAGGATCGGTTTCTATGTTGTAACCGTTGACCGGCGTTTGGGAAAACGTGTTTCTAAGTTTTCTTCCGCTTGCAGTTTTTCCGGCCAACATCTCTTTGGGTGACGGATTGTAAACCGCATCATCGGCTGCGGAAGTTTCCTGTGTTGCAGAGCCCTTGTTTCCCCAGCGAGCGTTCGCTGCGGCCCGGGCAGCCTCGGCCCGAGATCCATATTTCCGCTTGTAAGCCTTAGCAATCGTGCCAAGCGTTGACGGAGCAGCAAGAGGCACCCCAATTTCACCCATCCGAAACTTCACGAAATCAACAGACAACGGACGGGCCGCAGGGTTCATGTGGTATTCGGTGAAAGTCTCAGCAAACAATTCTTTTGCATTGGTGGCGGCGTAGGTTCCAATATTGGTTTCGATAACCGCTTTGTTTGCCGCAGCGGAACTTGCCGGAGCGCCAGTGATTTCTCGGGTTGCTTTAGTAATTGGATTGTTTGAATTGCTGAAATCACTTGGAAGAGAATTCCTTTTTGGGTGTAAGTCAATCGCGTGGCCGAACTCATGAACCATCGATCGTTTTGCTGCGTGACGAATGCCTTCAGGTTGACCTGCGCCAACTGGAAAACCAGTTGGCGTATACCAACCTGTTTCCTCGGAGAGTCGCGTCGAAACACTTCCGTAACCATCGGACGAGTGATTGTTCTTATTGATTCGAATGAATTGCAACTGGGGGGAGTAATCGCCACCCTCACTTAAATTCATTTTCGGGTAACGGCCCCGAGATGCAAGGGACTTGACACTCTCAGGAGTTCCGGGCGGATAGGTACCTGATTTAATCATCTGTGAAATACCGGTTTGAGTGCCAACCAAATGCAACGTCGTGTCCGGATACAGGGTCAGTAATTCGTTGATTGCCTCGGCAGAGCCGTTAGCGGCTTCGGGTGAAAGGCCAGTCAAACGCATCAATGTGCGATTGCCCCAACGTCGATTGAATTCCCTGTCGACAGCGGCAGCGGATTTTTGATCGACCCACGGCTCGATTACCGGTCCGGCGGGTTCGGCTGGAGCATCAACCTTCGGCGTCCGGTTACCCCAGCGAGCATTAGCGGCCGCCCGAGCCGCTTCCTCCCGAGTTGCGTACTTCCGTTTGTACGCCTTGGCGACAGTGTCTCGTTTCCACTCGGTCTTACCAATCGCATCAAATGAGCGTTCAACGATTGCGGTAGCAAGAGGCCGAGGGTTAGGGCTCATGTGGTATTCGGTGAAGGCCTCAGCAAAGGCTTCGTCAGAATTTCTAGTGGCGTATTCAGAAAGATTGGTTTTGGTGAATTCTTTTACAGTTTTTTCTCTAATGCCAGCAGGGCGACTTGAACGCACTTCTTTGATAGCAGCCTCTGTTTGTGACAAACCCGTTTTCCGACCGACCATGTGCCCAAACTCATGGACAAGAACGGACCTGACGCCGTCACCCTTCGCTCCGGTTCTCGGAGGGTGAAACCCCGTCGCTGCGGCACGTTGAGCAAAATCTTCGTATTGGTCACGCGAATAAGAGTCATTTAAGGCAATCGTGCGAGGACCGTAAAAGGCGGTGCCTAAGGCAGAAAACTTTTTTACCGGCAATTCCCCTGCATCACGCAAACCGCTATGCCCACCAAGGACTTCAACGTAAGCAGCAACTTCCGGATATTTCGTTCCGAGTTCGTTCCATGTCTTGCAAACTTCGTTGACCATCGGAACAGACAATTTCCCGAAATGAACTTCGGTCATCCAACCTTGACCGTAGAACTGTGCTTTTGCTTCTTTGATTGAATCGCATTCACGCCAGTCACCCTTAGGTGGAGCATTATCACGGACAGCATTCAGCCAAACCTTTTCGAGTTCCAAAGTCTTTTCAAGGTTCTTTTTCTTTTTGGCTTCCGCTTGGAAAGCACGGTAAGCCTCTTTGACGGGATCGACTTTTTTGGTCGGCTTTTCTTTGACCTCAGGTACATCAGGCGTTCGATTGCCCCACCTTGCGTTGGCGGCGGCGCGTGCAGCCTCTTCGCGAGTGGCATATTTCCGTTTGTACGCCTTAGTCACGTTGTCACGATCGACAATCGCATCAGCCCAAGACTTACCGGCATCGCCACCCCAAGCGAGCCAAGCAACCTTCCCCGGCGATGGTTTCTCAGCGTTGTCCCAGTCTTTGCCTTGCTTATCGACGGCATGACGGGCGAAATAGGAGTGCATACGTTTCACCGTATTGAGGCTCACTGAACGGCCAGCAGCAAGGTCTGAGGCACGTTTACGGCCGACATCAGTAAAACCGTCACCAGCGTGACCGTCAGCAATGAGTTTCAGGGCCCGTCGGGCAGCAGACTGCACACCCTCGGGGGGTGTGTAAGTGTCGGCTTTAGTGACAGGGCCAATCGCATAACCCATGGCTTCAAGGTCAGCGATCAACCGTTCGTGAAAAATTTTAGCCATTGGCTCCGTGACCTCATCTTCCGACAAGGTATCCCGTGCCACGACTTCCTCCGTTGTTTCGGCTTGGCATATCTCTTAATGCACGGTCTTTTAAGGCGTTGTATTCGGGACGTTCAAGCCGATCAATCGCATCCTTTGAACGTCTGACAGTGTTGTTGAGTTTCTTTGTTTGAGCGCCAGTTAACTTCGAGTTCTCTAAATGATATTCAGCCGCGGCAATAGCCTCTTTGTGGGCGGATACTGGTGCCCTCATGCCCGGGTTGGGAACTGTTGAAGAAGTAAATACTTTTTTGCCTGAAGTTTGAGAGGCGACTGTTTTGAATCGTGCGGATGCTGCGGCACGGGCAGCAGTAGCGCGTGGTCTAGCCGCCTTTGCATCTAAAGCGTATGTAATGGCGTCTTGATGCTTCATGTCCGGGCTCATCCCGGGCGTCGCCATATCCATTTTTTCGTTGTACTTGGCCTTTTGCTTCGAAGACAGACCGTTGACGTCTTTTACTCGTTTGATGTGAGCCGCCGTTGCTTTCGCTGAGGCAGAACCGAGAGGGTTTTTGGTGATCGCATCAATCGTTTTCTTGGGGACGCCAGCGCGTTCCATTTCGGCTTGGATGCTCCCCGGGGTGCGGGTGTTTGCTTCTTTGTTCTGAGCCCGAGTGCGTGCGCCTTGCATCGCCGACTTCGAGCGGGCATTGGACTTTTGCTCAGCGGCAGAGATCCCTGCTGCCGAACGCCAGTCAACCATCTTTGGAGCGCCACCCTTGTTTCCCCAACGGGCGTTCGCCGCTACACGACCGGCCTCGGAGCGAGACATCTTCGCCTTTTCAACCTCAACACCAATCGCATTGAGATCGGCCACAAGTTCTGCATGGAAATCAGTCATGCACGGAAGATACAACACCAACAGCAAATAGCGAAGGCCCCCGGGAGGCGGTTCCCGAGGGCCTTCTAACGCATATGGTTCAGTTCAGGGGAAAGGAGTAACCCGTGCAAACTGAGACGGCCTGCGCTTGGACCGTCGAAGTCGTCAGGGCAGATGGGGGATCCCCTGACGCTCCACGGGTTCAGACCTTAGCAGCGAACTGTGCCGTGGCAGTCAGAACATCCAGTGCAACGTCTTCGAGTTCGTTTGCACGATCCGGGTCGGTAAGCACCTGAGCAGTTGCAGTGACAGCGTTCATGACTCCACCGGCAGTCGCATCCCCTGACTGAATGAAGAAGGTCATGATCTGATCTTTCTCCGAGTCGTTGAATCCGAATCCCTTGGCGATGTTGTCCACTGCTTTTACTGGGGAGGTCACCTTGACTGCTGCTGCCTCTTCGATTCCGGCGATGACCATGCGGACATAGTCGACGTCCAAGAATGTGCGAACCGCATCGGCCGTCTTAGCCTTTACGAGTTCCAAGGTGCGTTGCTGAGTTTCGTCACTCCACTTGATGACACCCTCATCCAACTTTCCACCGATGTGGATCTGTCGCATGGCGTCTTTCTTGACGGTGAGTCCGTTTGAGCAGACCTGAAAGACGACTCGGGGAGTGATGGTGAACGCTCCGCCACCGGTTTCGCTGTTTGAGATGACGAGTCCGGCGAAGACGACGGGAACGTCTGATCCTGATTGCCCTGAGAACGGTGACCGGTAGTTGCCGAGCAGTTCGGGGGCCAGTGCAGCAATTTCGGGGGCTGAGACCTTTACTGTCATGCGACGTTCGGACAGGTCGGCTCCAGCGATTTCGACGTTGGCTCCTGAGAAGCGGATTCCGTCAAGGGCTGCGAAGAGGATGTCGACGTTGTCGATGACTTTGAAGCGGTCGGACAGGAGGGCCCGGGCAATTCCGGTTTCTGACGGGTCGTCAGATTTGAATCCTCGGACAAGGAACTTTCGGTTGGGTTCCTGTTGCAGCCATCCGTTGACATTCGCATCAAGGAGTTCGGTGTGTTCGTTTCTCATGCGGGTGACATAGCCGCGTGGGATTCCGAGGCGTTGGGAGACTCCCTCTTCAAAGATTTCGGTGGGGGAGAGAAACGCATCGGTGAGTGAGACCCCTTCGCTGTCCATTACGGCAGAGCCGTCTTTGACGACGAGCAGTCCGTTTTGATATTCGAGTGCTGAGGCTGGGGCGACGACGTCGTACTTGACGTCCTGTTGTGTTTTCAGCAAGTCGACGAGCCCTGAGAGATCGGCGTTGCGAGTCGTGGTTTCAATGGTCATTGTTTCCTTTCGTGCCGGTCCCTTACCGGCTGTCTGCCAACCTAGTGCAACTGCGGTTAGTCCGCAACCCCAGTTAGGGATTTCTTTTCGGAGCGCCACTTAATCGCATTCGCCAAATTCACCGACCACCACATAACAGCCATAGCGATAAACCCGGGCTTGTTGTACACGATGCTGTACACGACCCAAGGGATTGAATGAATCAGGATGATGAGCCATCCCCACCACAGGCGACGTTGCCCAACAATCCAAGTGCCAGTGACGCCGACGATCTCGAACGCGAAGAGGATCCACGTCCAAAGGTGTTCAGCGTTCATTTCTTTTCTTCGCTGCTGAGCCCGTATTCATACGCATCGGAGTCTTCGGTGATCGACTTGGCAGCGTCTTCGACGTCCCACAAGTCAAAGTTAATCAGCCTGTCTATGACGTTTTGGCCCATCTTTACGGTGAAGGAAGGCTCGAACATACGGCATCGGTTGTTTGGTTGAATCGCATAGTTGCCGTCGTCTCGTTCAATGACGTGTCCACACTTGTGTTGGCCGGGGTTCTCTGAATAGCCGATATCCAAGGTGTTTGAGTCGGCGGAATGCCAGTCAAGGGTCATCAGGTATTTGCCGCTGATTTCTTTGCCAGTTCTGTCTCTGTACGTCATCCTCATGTTTCGCATATGAGCGAATTGCGTAACTGAGACATACGGTGAGAAAGAGTTCCAAAGAACGAGGTCGTGCAAATCAATTTCAGGGGAGTCTTCTTTCCAGCAGAACGCTGAAATCGGCATCCTCCACCAAATCGCTCCGTCTTCCATCAGGAAGTGAAACAGCGGGCTCCGATGCTGCACTGAGGCGACACCGAAAATGACTACTGGGAACTTTTTTTCGTGACTGTCTTGTTGCTGTCGCAGGAAGTTGCCTCGAACAAAGCATTCAATGGGCGGGATACTGGCGTTCAACTCAGGCATAAAGCGTCCTTACAAGCCTTTCGGAATTCGTCGGCCATCGGTTTCTTTACGAGGTACCAAGGGCCAATCATTTTCTCAACGGTCTCGCGTGCGAGCGTGACATCAACCATTCCCTCTTCGGGGACAATCGCGTCAATGGTTTTTACGAGTCCGTCAACAGTTTCCTGCAAGCCCCGGATCTCGTCTTTCAACTTCAGGATCTCGGAGTTGCGTTCGGCAAGTGTCCGATTGACTTTTAGGAGAGCAGCAGCGTCACTCTTCGAACGCATCCACTCAATCTCGTCGGCGGCTTCAGTGAACAGTTCGTCACCATTGATTTCAGCCCATGCACGAAGCCGCCGAACAAGATCCTGAGACATCAGTCCACAAGCGCCTTCATCTCAGCCGTGTACTCGGGACAGAACACTGGTACTGCCGCTCCGAACGTGTACCCGGCGTTGCGGGCCATCTCTCGATCCCAAGTCGGATCTTCAGCAATAGCAAAGATGGCGTCAGCGACAGAGCCAAACGCATCGATTACTTCACAAGAGGTCTTGCCGAGGTCAATGAGTTGAGCGTCACTGGAGTTCGGGTACTTGACCTTCATTGAAGCAACGTAAACGTCAATGGCCGAGGCTTTCTTGGCTGTCGTCGTTGTTACTTTTTCAGGAGCAGTTGTTCCCGTCGTTTCGGATGATTCGCATCCGATGAGGGGCACTGCCATGACTACAACGGCACACAAAGCGCCGAGGATCTTGCGGTTCTTCATTTGTTTCTCCTTGGGGGTGGTAGTTGAAGACTTAATCGTCGATTCCGCCGATGATCCACCAAAGGGCCAGCACTGCACAGAACGCTGCAAAGCCGAACCATTCGATCATCAGAAGTTGTCGTCGTTGATATCGGGGAATGGATAAGCGTCCAGTTCCCATTGCAAAGCGACTCGGATCATGCCGATGGCAGTCCACGGGTCGACTTCGTCGTCGGTGCTGATTTCTAGGGACATGGTGCCGTCCGGTTCCAAGATGCGAACGATGTGGACGCCACCGAGTTCAATTCGGGCGTCTTGGTTGATCGCATCAGGGTCGGAGGTTTCAGACATGGTGTTATCAGAGGCCCCGAAGGTCGTTGACTCGGAACCAGTCACACCATGGGCCCTGTGATGGTGCTGCCTGCCATGACCCCCACAGTTCGCCAGTGGCGGCGAGGGTTACGCAGAGACGGCCGTCGGGGGCGTATTCAGCAACAAGGTTTGATCCGGCGATACCGGGCTTCAGTTCGACCCAAGGGCCGATCTTGCCGTTCGGGGTTACCGACCAACAGGACACAACTTGTCCGCCGTCGGTGAGGGCGATGTATTCGTCGCGACCGTCGGTGTTTTTGAGATGAAACATGGATTTTTCCTTCGCATTGATGGGGCCCGGGGTTGGTGTGGGTCCGGGGCTCGGGGTGTTTGAGTATGCAGGTCGGGCGATTTCGGCGATGCCGCCGCCGTTAAACGAGTGCCATGCACGGGTGACTTTGTTGCCCCAGTTGCCATTGATTGCGGTGACCCCGTTGCCGTCTACGGATTCCACCATGGCGATGTGGTCGTAGCCACCGGCCGTGGATCCCCACTCGAAGGCGATTAGGTCACCGGGCATTGCGGATCGAATGTCGTAAGTGTTCCTGCCGTCGGCTCTCATCGCATCGAATAGGGCCGAGACCCAAGCGTAATGAGTTGGGAGTCCACATTCCGACAGAACCCAACTTTGGTAGATGCAGCACCAAGCCACATTTCCTGAGGGGTACCAGTCTGTGTATTTCTTGGGTCCGTTGCCGAGTTGAGACCGGGAAAGGTCAAGTACCTGTTCAGCGGTCGCCATCAGGAACCTCCAGCGGTTGCCCGTGATGGTCAACGAGGGTGCCTCGAAGAGATCCGGTGAGGTTTGGGTCGGGGATACCTTCAAGATCCTCGTCTTCAGCGATGTAAGACGGGACGTTCTTCGGTTCGATAGCCATGGGTCGACTCTACAGGGGTGAGATGGAAGCGTCTAGGCAATCGCATCAGCCGAGACGGTTTGAGTCTTGGCGGCGATTTCTAGGGCGGCGGTTAGGACGGCGAGGGTTGTGGCGGCTTCGTGGTACAGGGCTGTAATGCGGTCTCGAACGTGAGGTTGGTAGTCCCCTGCCGTCATGAGCAGCGAATCTCGGAGGATCGGGTCGGCAAAAACCTCATAGGTGAGGTCAATGGCATCGATAATTTCTTCGGAGGTCAAAGGTTCAAAAAATTCGTGTGGTGCGTTCATGATTCGCCTTCCTCGTCGGGGTCAAGCGGGTTGATGATTTCCATGAGGTCAAGGATTTCTTCTTGGAGGTTTGAGACTTGGGTGAGAATCGCATCGGCTTGTGCTGGCGTGATGCAGATAAACTCTTCTCCGATTGTTGGCAGAGAATGTTCTCCGACCGGTTTAGAGACTTCGCCTTCAGCCATTTCAATTAGGTCGCAGAGACCGTCGATCGTGACGTCAATTGGGTAGTTGATGCTCATGAGTACTCCATTCCTCGTTGTTCTCCGCAGGCTTTGTGAACGACTAGCGATCCGTGTTCTTCGTACTGGGGATGCCACATATCGGCTTCGGGAATGTTCTCTGCGAATTGTTGGCCGCAGATTTCACAGACCGAATCGTTGGGCGTCCAGTGCTTAGCGAGTGGGTGGGTCATGCTGCTTCCTCCAGTGCATCTTCGATGTAGGCGTTGGCGAGGTCGACGATGTAGGGCTCATGGTCGGGGTGGATGTGGATGTTGCCGTGGTCGGAGACGGTGTAATCAACGTCGATTCCGCCAATCGCATTGATTGGTTCACCGGTTTCCTCATTGATGATGAAGAGGATGAGGGTGGGCTGGTCGTGGTAGTTGAGTTCTCCGGACTGGTCGATATCGACGGTCCACTCGAACCCTTCGTGGATCTTGGTCATGCTGATTCCTTTCCGTCAAGTTGCTGGTCAAGCCAAATGCCGACTGCCTCGGCGGCGTCTTTCTTGCTGAATCCGTTGGCGAGTGCGGCTTCGACAGCGACGTTCCAAATTTCGAACAGTCGGGCAAGCGCCTCGGCGTTGTTGGTTTTGGTCATGTGCTGCCTTTCCGAAGGCTCCCTGCCTTCACCTGAAGAATACCACACCGGGGTTAGGTGTGGTGGTTATTGGACAATCGCATCGGCCGTGAACAGAACCTCATGACCTTTGACCGGTCCTGCTGAGACGACCCGACCGAATCCTGCAATGGGGTTCAGTTCATCCTTGACAGCCGGGAGCGTCACCTCAATGTCGAAGATCGGCGAGCCGTTCGCCTTAATGGCGGACTCTTGTCCGATCGTCTTTGAGAGGTCGACGGTGATTGTTTTCATGCTGCTTCCTCCACCTTGTAGTTGTCGATGTACACAGTGCCGATCCGGCAATCGCCCTCGACTACAGCGTTTTTGACGAGATGAGCGAGTTCCGGAATAGAGCCGATTGCTGCACCGCATTGAACCGCCATGTCGATTCCTTGACTCATCGTGATTGCGATTCGTGGGGCATACCCGGAATGTTCCTCAACTTCGACGTCATCCATCGAATCGACGATGTCTTTGGCGTAGAGAACTTGGGTAAGTTCCTTGAATTGGGCTGATGTGATGGTGTTCATGCTGCTGCCTTTCTGAAGCGGTCCCTCCGCTTCACTGAAACTCTACCACAGTTAGGACGCTGTGGGGATGATGATCCGCTTTCGCTGCTCGGCCTCATGCTCCAACAGATTCCCGAGCCCCGGATTCTTCTCAATCAGGGCGGTCAGGAAGATCCGTTCAATCGCATCACCCATGTTGGTGGCCTGAAGGCGTTCGATCCCCAGCCGGTTGAACTCGTCGGTCGTGGCAAACAGAGCGTCTTGGGCTTCGATCTCAGGATCTTCCATGAGACCGGCCCAGTGCAGCCCGTAAGCCTCGGAGAGTTCGTCGACAAGGGAATGGGCCCACTCAACTTCGGCCTCTTCACCGTGCAATGCAGTGTGTGTCATCACGTTACGAAAATCGGTCATCGGGATCCTCCCGTGGTCGCATCGGTCAACCCCAGTGTAGGGCAACCCCGGTAGAAACTGTCAATCACCAACACCAAAGGTGAACAAAGCCCGGATTTGCAAGCCACGGCTCGCATACGGGAGTTCATAGCCTTGGTAATGGAGAGGCAATTCGTCGACGTGATAAACGGTCGTGTAGCAGGCAGGGTTTTCCGGCGTGGAGTGCTTCACCGAATGATCCCAAACGGTGACGCTCACATATTTGCTTCTCTCCATGTGACGCTCGCCGACAAAGAACTCTTCGACAGCGCCAGTTGCGGGACGAGACTGAAAGAGCCTCAGGATTTCGCTGACCTTCCACTGCAAGCCTTCAGGGTCGTCTTCGGGCCACGCTGTTTGCGAGGCACTGCCACTGTCTCGGACAATCGCATCGGCCCGACTCGTGGTCAGGGTTGTTTCGACGGCCGTCCGGATTGACTCGGCATTGGGGTGGCGGTCTTCTCTGTAAAAATCCTCGAAATAGCCGTGAGGCCATGACATCAGGTTGTCGTGATTGCGGGCTTTCATGACTTCACCTCTCCGACGAACATAACGATTTCGCCGATTTCCCGGATTTGGATACTGGTGTGAGGGTCTGAGAGTTCGGCAGCCCATTTGCGGACATCGCCGAGGTTCCCGACGTAACTCATGATCCTGTCTGTTTTCATGTCGATAGCGATACCAACAATTGATGGCATTCGGGTCATGCCGTCACCTTGCCTTCCTGTTCAATGTGTTCTGCTTCGAGTCCTGCCATGAGTAGGTCGGCGACCATGCACAAAGCGATTCGCATTCGTTCGGCAGGGGTGCCTTCGTCGCCCATGACTTCGTCGACGTCGACCATCCAGCCACCTAAGTCAGCGAACACCATCCACTGTTCTTGGGTGGCGACGGGCACGGCGGCTTCGGCGAGTTCGTAGAGCCCGACCTCACGGTCTTCGTAGTTGGGGAGTTCTTCGACGTGAGCCCAGTAGACCCGGTGAAGGAATGCACGGCCTTCAGGGGTCTTGGGATGAAGACATCCGCCGAGGTAGTTGAGTTCTTGCATTGTCTTGGTCATGCCGTTCCTTTCAAGACGTCGGTGTGTTGGAAGCCGTAGTGGTCGTAGGTGTCGGGGTCGACGTCTAGGAACACTTCGACCGGTTCGTCGGTGTTGACGAGTTTGACCATGAGGCCAAGTCGTAATTCGATGTCGTTGTGGATCATGCTGAAGAACTCAACGTGGTAACCGTCGGGGTCAAGCAATCGCATCAGCCCCGGGGAGAGGACTCGGCTCTTCTGCTCTAGGGCAGCGATGGTGTTGAGGGCTTTTAGGTCTCGGGTGTCGAATACTTTGGTCATGTCTTGCCTTTCCTGAGGGCTCCCTGCCCTCGTCGGAGACGGTACCACACCGGGGTTAGGTGTGGTGAGAGCGTGGCCCCGGGCTTGGGGCGGGTCCGAGCCCGGGGCCGCATCAGACACACTCAATTCAGAGAGGCGGGGCCCTGAAGAGGATTGTCTGACGATCCTGTGACATAGCGGCCGACAACCGGTGCCGGGTTCGAGCCCCAGCGTGCGGTAGCGGCGTCGTGAGCGGCTCCTGCACGCTTGGCAGCGGCGGCGATCTTGTCCATCGCCGAGCCAAACGCATCAGCGCCCATGAGTTCGGGCATGGCGTCAAGGAGGTGTTGCGGGATCCCTCGGTAGTGGATCGTTGCGAGGTTGACGAGTGCAGCGCCTTGGGTCTCAAAGGGGCGAGCATTTGTCTTGCCGTGGGTGAAGCCACCTTCGGTAGCGACAACAGTGCCGATGTGAGTAGCGCCCAACGGCTCGCCGTCACAAGTGTCGACAAGTTCGTAGAGGTCTATCGAACCGCCGAACCTTGGGCTTGTGTGAAGTTTTCGCATATTTGCCTTTCCTGAGCGATCCCTTCGCTCGTTGGTAACTGTACCACACCACGGTTAGGTGTGGTGGATGGTTGGTGCCTTCCACTGAGATAACGCACGATCAAGGCTGATGTGTGTACCTGATTTTAAATAAAGCCTGCTGGACTCGAATGATGAGTTGGCGGCGACGCTGGTTCTCCGGATCGTCGGGCTCTGAGGCTCGAATGTGAGCGTTGAGCATCGTCAGTGTTTCCATGAGCGACAGTTCAACGGCCAAGAGTTCGGCTTCAGTGAATTCAGGTGATCGCATCAGGCGTCGACTTCCTGTTCGACAACTCCGATGACCTTGACGGCGTAGGGCATTCCGCCACAGCACATATCCATTACGTCGAAGTCGGCTGCCTTGACCTTGGCGATTGCTTCAGCCTTGGAGTTGGCGATGACCTCACAGTTGTAGGTGGCCTTTTCGGTGAATTCAAGGATGTATTTCATTGGTCTTCTCTCCATTCTTCAATTTCGGCGATTTCACGGGCTTCGTTGTCCATCCACTTTTCTTCAGCGTCCAAGAGGGTGTTCAGGAGGGAGACTCGAATGTGGGTGTACGACGCTGCGTAGCGGGTGAGTTGAGCGGCGGCGGCTTCGGATGGCATTCCTTCAATCGCATCTTCGATGTCGTGTTCCTTGGCTCGGAGCGCCATGCAGATGAGCGACCATTCTCGGATGGACATTGAGATTTCGATTGGCAGGTTCGGATTCATATCGGATCCCGACATGAAATTAGGTTCAGGGATTTGTTGGTCGGTCATTGTGCGACCCCCATTACTTTGTTGATAACGAATTGCTTCGCATCTGTGATTGATTTGAAAGTGACCAAGTCGCCGAGTTCGTCCGTGACGGCGGTTTTGCCTTCATAGACGATGTACGTCAGACGAGTTTGCAGGGCGTAACTGTTGTTGGCGTAGCGGTAAACCGCATAAGCCCCGTCTTCGGTTTCAAAGGTTCGGTTGTCGGTCTTGACGAATTTCATGCGTACTCTCCGTACTTGGCGGCTTCAATGGCTTCGTCGATTTGTGCGAGTTGCTGCTGCTGTTCGGCCGTGTGGAACTGGGTCACGAACTTGTCGATGGCGGTGAAGTGAGTTTCCAGTGCATCTTCAGTGATGGCGGCTTCGATGACTGCGAAGATCGCATCGGCCTGATTGTCAAAGAGGCCGAGACCTTTAGGTTTGCCGTTAGCCATGGCCCCCCATTTTTCCGTCGTGTAGTGCGCTACATGGCCGACCACTGCGTCATCAATGGTGATCTTGCCACCGGGGGCAAGATCGGCTGCAAATTGGTTGTAGGGGCGGTATGCAAGGTTCATGATGTCCTTTTCCGGAGGAAGTCCCTCTCCCTCCAAGGCAAAGTTACTACACCGTGGTTAGGTGTGCAAGTCTTTCGATCAAATGTTGATATTCCAGTCATTTGATTGCTTGAACTGAATCGCAGGCACAGCAGGAGGGGCGACATGGCCCGGAGGCTCGAAGACGGCCAGCAGGACGGCCTCGGCACGGTCAGGGGAGGTTTGTCCCCGGCGTTTCATGTCCGACTTTTTCTCAATTTGGATTCGACCGGCAGAGTCCGACTTGTACATCGGGGTTGACAACTGGGCGATAGCCCGACGGTCAATGTCTAAACGCATCTCCTGAGCGCCGTCAGGTGCCGGTTGCACCAAGGTTCGGCCGTTCCACCACATTTCGGCTCGTTGATTGTGGAACTTGTCGGGGAAAGCGGATCGTTCGGCGACGTTGACGGCGATGATCTCAGCGCCATGGCGACGCTCGTCTTTCCAGCGTTGCAGCATCCCGGTGACACCCCAGCCGACACCAATCGCATCGATCTTGACTCGAACCGGCTGTGTTAGTTCCCTTTCGACGTGGATCTTCTCGGCCTGATGAATGTGTTCAAGGATTTTCCCGGCGACGTCGACAGGGTTGGCGTTCACGGAACCTGATGAGTTGTGCCTGATGGAAACCCGGTAGCCGTCAGCCCAAGCGATAACGAATTCGTCTCCACCGTCAGCGGCGACGTCGACTCCGAGCCTGATTCGCATTGATTCGGTCGGTGATTCGTTCTGAGAGGCCGCTTCAGCCCAATCGAAGGGAATGACCTTGTTCGATACTTGGCGTGGGAAACGGGCAAATACACGGGCTTGAACGAATGGGGACTCTTCACCGAATTCGGATATGACGTCTTCGACCCATTCCCGGTCGACAAGGTGGGTGGCTACTGAGTGCTGAGGCACTGAAGGCGGGCAGGCGTGGCAGATTCCGGCGTCTTCGCCAGTGAAGTTCGGGGTGTCAAACGCATTGATAGGAATGACGTTGTAGTTCGCTGACCCACAGGCGTTCTCGAACCATGAGCCTTCCAAGTCGGTTGGTGGGTTACCGAGCAATAGTAGTCGGGTGTGAGAGCCGGTCATGAGGGCTTCTAAGGCTTGGCCGATGATTGGTCCGATGCCGCCAGCCTCGTCGACGACGATGAGCAAGTGGGGGGCGTGGATGCCCTGCACGGCCGTTTCGTCATAGTCGGAAGGGGAGAAGCCGTAGGAAACGATGTCGTCGTCCAGTTTCCATGTCGTCGTTAAAACTTCACCGGGCAGGTTGTGTCTCACTGCGACTCGGCGAATGTGGGGCCACAGAATGTTTCGGACTTGGCGGTGTGTGGTGGCCGTGGTGATCGCAATAGCCGTTCCGGGTGCATGACAAGAGATCCACCATGAGACGGCTCTAGCGGCAATGTGGGACTTACCGGGGGCATGACAGGCGGGTACGGCAGTTCGTTTGTTGTCCCGAACCGATTCGAGGATCTGAGCCTGACGGGACCAAATGGTTTCCCCGAGGCCATCACGGACAAAGCCCACCGGGTCACGGGCATAACGAAACCACGGGTGAGAAAGTTCTTCCTGCAACACAAGATCGAATTCGGCACGTTCACTGGGCGACAGTTTGTTAAGCAATCGCATTCGAGCGGCCGGGGTGGCTCTCAGGAAATCTTCGTAGAGGCTGGTACTAACCGCGGTCATTGCGCTGCTTCAGGACAGCCTGCACCTTTGCTTCTAACTCGGCAGGATCGACAGTTGTGTGGACTTGCACAGGGTTGTTCGCATCGCCTTGGACTTTGATATTGCGTTTGTCGGCCCAGTTCTGTGGGATTCGGTTGTACAGCCACACTTGGCAGGCGGTGACGTGTCCGGCGACGGCGGCTTGATACAGGGCGTCTTCGACCATTTCGTTGGCTTCCATCTCCGCTCGGGAAACGGAGTCAGCGAACTCGGGATATTTGTTCATGTGGTCAAGGACGGTTGTGGGGTCAATGCCAACGGTTCGGGCCGAGACATGGCGGCGTCCCCCGTTGCGAAGCAGGTTCAGGTATTCCTCTTTTTTGATCGCATCGAACTTTTCTTTGCGTTTTGCCGGTGTTGCAGCCATCGGAATCCTTTCTATGGCACGGGATTTACGGATTCAGCGTTTGAGAACTGTACCCCAGTAGATGATTCGGTCCCTAAGGTAGAACGAGGTTGTGATGACTTTCCAGCCATTTGCCTTAGCCCATTCCATGAGCCATGGCTTAGCGATGCGGGGCCAGTAAAGGTTATTGACGATGCGGCGCTCTTTGATATCGAGGCCAGTGTGCTTGATTCCTGCGGGGTCGGTGTAGATACCGAGGCGTTGGGCGGGCATTCGGGCTCCGTCGGTGAAGAAACAGACGACGGTGTCACAGGGGTTGCCGTGTTCCATGAAGGCTCGAAACGCATGGTAGGGGTAGTTGAAGGCGTCGAAGTCGGCGATTGCTGTGGGTTCTGTTTGAATGTCGGAGAACGGCCACTCGTCACAGTCGAAGACTCGAATGTCGGCGTTGGGGAGTCGGGTGCGGGCGATGTCGACTCGGGCTTGTTTAATGTCGGCCCCATAGATTTTGCGGTCTGTGTAGATTTCTGTGGCTATGTCGGCGTCTCCGATGAAGGGGACATAGCAGGCACCGTCAACGGCATGAATCATGAGGCGTTTGCGGAGCAGGATCTTTTTGAACTCTTCGACGTGTTGTTTCTGTACCCCGGCGTTTTGGATGGGTTCGGGGGTGAGGTCTTCAGGTTCGTTGGGAATCTTTTTGGTGCGGCGTGTGGTGCCTTTGCCCCATACGGAGGGTCGGGAGCGTTCCAGCCACCATGCAGCGGCCTTCCAGTCATCTGCCATGCCTACCAGTACGGATGTGACGGCTTTGGTTTCCATGACGGCCATGGCAGCGGTTACGTCGGCGTGGGCGTCGGCGTACAACTTGGGTGGGTTGGGGCCTGAACCGATTCGCATCCAGTCATCGAATTGGGATGGGGCGATTCCGGCGGCTGCTGCTGCGACGTGAGGGTAAGTTCCTGCACGGATCTGATCGCATATTCGTTTCACTACGGCTGCTGTTGGTCGTTTCGATGGTCGACCGGGTACCGAAGTCATTGCTGAGGTGGGTTGTTTGACCAGCGGGCCGGGTAGCGGCGAGCGAGGAAGTCTCGGGCGGCTTGCCAGTTCTCGGAGACATGGTTTTGCCAAAAGGCGACGGCTCGGGACTCTGCGGTTGCTTCAGCGGTGGCTATTTGGGTGACGAGGTGAACGTAAATCGCATTCTTCTCGTTGAGTTTGTTGCCTTCCGAAATGGAATTGATTTCGGTGTTGCCGAGGCGGATCCATTCGTTGTATTGCGGGGTTGCGACTCCACAGGCAATTGCGGCGGTCAAGGGGAAGTTGCCGTCGGTGATCTTTTCGCAGATTTCGTCGATGAGGTCTGAGGTGAGTTCCATTAGGTCACTTTCCCCATCGGAGATCCTTGTAAACGGCCTGTTCGGACGTGCCCATGGCTTCGGCGAGTAGTCGGTACGGAATGTTTTGTTCTCTGAGGTCTCGGAGAATGACTCGGCGTTGTTTACCTAAGTCAACTACGGCGGCTTCGTGCAATCGCATTTGTTTGGTGAGTTCGCTGATCTGAACCAATTCGGTTTCGGTGGCGATCTTTGTTTCTGCCATCTGAGGTTCCTTTCCTAGTGGGGTTAGATACTAACGCCAGTTGACGGCTCGAAAAGCAGGGAACGCCAAACTTTCTTGGGGTTTCGATGGCATTCGGGCCTCATTGAAAGGACGTAGTCGGTTGTGCCTGCGATGTATCCGAGTTTGCGGGCTCGGAGCATGATGGGTCCGAGGGCTCGGGGTTCGTGTGTTGCTTCTTCCCGGTCAACGAGTACAGCCCAAACATCGTCGGTGGTGAATCGGTCTTGGGTCATTGAAAGCCATCCGACTGCTCGGAGGGCTGTGGTCTTCCATTCGTCGTCTGCATTCGCATCGACCCGATTGAGGGCTTCGTCTAATGCTTCGTTGGCTTCAACAAAATCAAAGATGCTTGCTTGCTCGGTCATGCGGGTTCTCCTTGGATTATGAGGACGAGTGAGTTTCGTCCTACTTGTGGTGCATGAAAGGTGATGGTTTTTACGATGTGAGGGCCGTCGTCAATGATGACGTTCGCATCAATTAGGCCATCAATTGCGGCTTTGACTGCGGGGTTGCAGGCGGCTGTGTCCTGCATTCCCCGACGGTCTTTAAGCCAAGGTTCTGCGGTGATGTCACACCATTTGAGCGGCGGAATCTTTTGTTCGAGTGCCAGCCATGCAAACGCATTCCTCCACTCCTTTGTTTTCTTTGCTCTGTCCCAGCGGTTACCGGCACGTTCAGCGTTGGTCGTCCACGGACGTTCCGGGTATTCAAGAATGAATTGCATCGGAATCCGTTGGGTGACTTGGTGTAAACGTGTCAAAAAAGGCGTGTACTTCAATGCACGGGCTACACCGATAGGTCAACCGGTCAGAAGTTGAGGCGTCATAGTTGAAATCAGTGATGGGTAGGTAGCGCCAACACTTGCAGCAACGCTTCAAACGCACTCCGGTCATGATCGTTTCGCCCTGATTTCGTCCCGATCTCGTTGAATCGTGCCGAAGGTGCGGTTGCCTTGGCGCTTTCGGAAGTGCCGAATGTTGTTTGCCGGAATCCCGACTCGGGTCGTGGGAGCCAATACGCACAGAAGATCCGACTCGGTCTGATCGATGTAACCGGCGTCGGCCAGCGTGGTCATGTCGGGGAAGACGTCGGCGTGACGGTCTCGGTCGAGGTCAAGGAGGTGGTCAAACTTGCCTCCGAGTGAGTAAAGCCAGCGGAAGTTAATCGGGGCCGTGCCTTCGACAAGCGCACGAAATCTTGGAACCTCTTTGGTGTACGCGTAAAACAGAACATCTGAGGTTGTGGCTGCAATTCGCAGCCATGCCTCGGTGTAGTCGTCCGCAAAGAAGTCGCCTGCGTCGTGAATTCGTATGGCAGCGCCGCCTGAAGCCGCCCATTCGGCTGTCCATTCGTCAAGTTGCATCCACTCTACGAGGTGAGGAAACCGAGCGATCCCGTTCGGTCGGAACCGTTTGCTCGCCAGTTCGGTAAGCATCGTCGTCTCCCATGCGGGGAGGTCGTCTAGGGCCATCATCATGTTGCGCTGATGAGCGGCTTTCACGGCCGGAAACAGATAAGTGCCATTCCGAGCGTAACAAAGGTTTACGCATCCATCGGCTGCGGGACATCCGTTGGCAATTCGCCCGTCAGGCAGAACGGTGGTGCTGGCCGGAATTGTCCAATTCCAAATGCGATCGCGACGAAGTTCGGAGTTCTGTCGGAGAAGGGTCACAACCAACCAAACCTTCTGCTACACCCCGGCCAAGCCTTCCAGCCCGATCCGGCGAGGACTCGCTCAGCAATAACGATCTGTTGCTCTCGGCTTGCTTCCCAAGGGTGTGGTGCGAACTCTCCACCCCCGTAAGACAGCCACGTTGAGTACGAGCGTTGGTGCATGAACTGAAGCCCGCCACCGAAACCGTTGCCAGTGTTGGTGGCCCAATTGCCGCCCGATTCGCATCCAGCCAACTGATCCCACCTGTCTGTAGTGGTTTCAACTGTCACCGGTTCAGTGTTCCGGTATTGCGGAACAGGCTTCGGGGTTTGCGTTGTAGTCGTTGTGTTCAGGAACGAAAGGTCAATCGTCGTGGTAGTTGTTTCAACGACTTGCAACGTCGTTGTGGTTGTTTCAACAGGAACCGAGTCTCCACCAGCACTTGCTGATAGAGCAATCGCATCAAAAAAGAAAAAGGCGGCTACTAGGAACAAGGCGGTGAGTGTTGCTGCAAGAATTCGATCTCTAGTCATGATTTTCTTTCCCACGACCACATACGGAATCCGCGGTCGTGTGCTTCTTGTGGGTACCTATCGATTTGTTCGTGGCACCACCGGCAAGTGGTCAGATATTCGTTCGCATCACCTCCGATGATGTTTCCGCCCTGAGAGCGGGGGAGGATTTCGTGTACGTCAACGGAAACGTGCTGGCATTGCTTGTCCCAGCGCACTTCACAAAGGGGCCGTTGATCTAATAGGTCTTGGACGAGGATTCGACGGGTTTTGTAAATCTTGGTCATCTTCTTTGATCGATGAGCAAGAGGTTTCCGGACAGGTCTCCATGGGTTTTTGGCCTGCAACGGTTTACCCCGTTTGAGCGTGGAATTCCATGGGCGCTGATTTGACGGGCATTCAGGGGAACATTCGTCTTCAGGTCCGACGAAACACCAATCGCATCCGGTCATCTTCGTCATGCTGCACCTATTTCGGTTCGTCCTCCGAGAGCAAGATGCCGACTTCCCATTCCCAAAGCCCTTCGAGTCTCTTCTTCAGAAGCGTCTTCGTAGAATCGGAAGAAATGGGCTCGGGTCGCTGACGGATTCGTCGTGCTGCAAAGTTCCCACCAGCCGATAGCAGTAACCGCCGCTTTGACCGCAGGGTGCGAGAACTCAGGGAGGGTCGACCGACCTCCATTGCTGATCGCATCGGAGACCTCTTGCCAAGCGTTTGACGGGGAAGGAGGTAGGAATCCCGCTTGGAGGGCGATACGGCGGCGTATGGAGGCAACTGACGGCCAACGGTCTTCTGTTGCGATGAGGTCTTGGACTGCGGATAGGGCTTGTTCATAAGTCACGTCCGAAAGCATTTGCCGGTAAACCGCGATGGTTTCCGGAGTGGCAGGCCACTGAGGGTGAGCAGCAGCAATGAGGGCGACGAGTGAAGCGGCCTGTTTTGCTTCCATCAGTCATCCACCATTTCGAGATAGGCGGCGACGGCAGCCATGCCTTTGGTGGCTCCGGGGGCGTTGGCCCGCTTGGCTTGCAATCGCATCCGGTCATACTGACGGCGAAGAGTGTCGGGGCTGAGAATGTTCGCTGCCCAAAAGGTGTCGTTCTGACACCAATCGATAGCCCGTGCAATCTTGTCGGGCTCCCGACCGTCAATGCGGATCATTCGATCAATCGCATCAATCCACTTCCGAGTGACGGTTGGACGTTTCGAGCCGTTGTCAGCAATTCGGTCGGCCAGTTGGTTTGCCAACATGACACAAGTCTGCTCATGGGGATCCTGAACCACGATTGACGGAGACGAAGTCGACGTCTGAGTTGTTTTTGTTTCAATTGGCTCTGTTTCCAAATGGCTTTGGTTATGTGGGACATCTGTGTCCCTACCGGTGGCGACACTGGTGTCCCTACCCCTAGCGACATCAGCGTCTCTAGGTGGCGACTTCTGTGTCCCTACCCCGGGATTTACAGTGAAGAGTCGATACAGGTTTGTGGTGGGATCTCCGGCAGCGTCTCGGCGGTGTTTGATAGCCAATGCTCCGAGCCCAAGGAGTTCTTTCAGGCTTCGATCGACGGTCTTCGTTGACACTCGCATCCGATTGGCAAGCGTGTGGCGGGAGGGCCATGCCCGGTTGTCGGCGTCGGCGTATCGGCGAAGGATTCCGTAGAGCCGAACGGCCTGAGCGGAAACGTCAGCGTCAAGAACCCATTCGGGAATTATGGCAAAGTAGTTGTCTGCATCTATCGAACGGGGGTTCGATTCAGGTATGCTCATCGCATATCTCCTTCGTGGTAGTTGGAGAAGTTGAGCCCGGGTTCTCGGTCCCGGGCTCTTCTCGTTTTCGAACCTACTCGGACTGCTCCGGATCTTCCACGATTTGAGCGCCGGGAAGTTGGGCAGCGATGGTTTCCCAGTAAGTAACAAACGCATCGGCGGCGTCGTAGTCGTCACTCGAAAGATCCACGGGCTTACCAAACTTCTTGACAAATAAGTCTTTGCACTTACGTCGGTTGGCTTCGGGCAATGCTGTCATCCGTTCGACAAGGCCATTGACGAAACTGTCAGCCGATTTTGTTTTTGGCTTGGGTTCGCCACGGTCTTCGACTCGGGCTCGAACCTCATTTGCCGATGCAAGGGACCGGTTGACTGCGATACCGGCAGCAGCAATGGCACGACCAATGGCACTGGTCTCAGCGTTCATCATTTCCGAGTCCCGGGTGTACGGAGTTTTGCCGGGAAATGGCTCATAGGCCGTTGCCTGACATGGAACCGCATCGTCGGGAGATCGGTAGACCTTGGTTGTGACCTGAATGAACGTGCGGTTGTCAATGGTGACAATCACTGGTTCGGACGAAACGATCCGTCCGTCAGGGTTCTGCTCATAAAACATGGCGACCCGTTGGGGCACCGTGATGTAATCGGAAAGATCAAACGCCATCTCTCACTCCTTTGTGGTAGTTGCCAGCAAAGGTAGCAGAGTCAACAGACAGACACAACCATGGTTGTGTATTTATTTTGGTGTTGGAGCGTCCGAACCTGAAACCGGAACAATTCCTGCGGGAGAACTAATCGCATAAGAGGGAGCGCCGGGAATGCCGAGCAGCCAACCAGCCTTCGGAGACTTCGTTTCAAGCCAACGAACAATGCCATAGTAAACGCCAGTGAAAAGCGCATCGGCGGCAGGCAAGATGAGAGCCTGATCTACAGAAACGCCACGGGTAGCGAGCCAAGCAACTAGCGAACCGACAAGCAGGGGGACAATGGTGCGGATGAGTGAACGGCCATAATCAGTCATGCTGATTCCTTCCAAAGTTTTTCGACCTTTGCGCTCAGGTCGTCGATCTTGTTTGTGTTTGCAATGGTCTGAGACTTAACAGTGTCAAGACGATCTGAGATGGATCTCCGGTCACCGTTCGTGGGCTCCAGTGCATCATGAATGGCTTTTATCTGTGCCTCGATGCTGTCGATGCGATCCTCATGAACGGGGACTTCGGAGATCCGTTCCGAAACTACGTCAATCGCATTGATGAGTCTACGGATACCCCGGTAAAGGGGTTTGACCAAAAAGTTGAGAATTGCCATTACAGCGCCGATTCCTGCCGCCAAAGCAACGAGTTCGGGGATGTACATTTTTTCAATGTTGTCGGGGAGCAGGTTTATGGCAAACATTGGTTGCAGGCTATTAGCGATTTAACCCAAAGTCATCAAACCTAAATCGCATTAGAACGGCTGCACGATAAGCGTTGTGTTCGAATATTGCCCTGTACCCGATGACATACGCGCAATGCAAGCAAACGTGTTAGCACCGGCAGGGAGTCCGGTAACCAATACCGGTCTGCCGACTGACGATGCGATGCGGATAAGTGATGCTGGATCGGTGACGCTGACAAAACCCGACCCACGGTCAACGCCATCAACACGAAAACCGATTGAAGCAGTTGAGTTGGAGTTCAGTAACCCGATGTCCGAACTTGCGGTCACAAGGGCACGACCCGATGCTCCAATAGTTGCGGTGACACTCGGACCTGACGGCAACAAAGCATACGACGTAGTCGTCACGTTTTGAGTCGGAGCGTAACTACCGATTACCGGGAACAACGTGTTATTCACGTTGACCAGCGCATCTCCGGGGAGGGGTGTACGAACAGCGAGGCCGTATGTTCCGTCAGACAAAAGTCCAAACTGAGTTTTGACGACGTTAGACGCATCTTTGACAGTCAAAGTGCCGTTAGTCACTGACGAATCTTGCAATTTGGGGGCCGATTCAAGGATTTTGATTCGCCGTTCAAGATCGGCGACATACGTTCCGAGGTCTTCGGGCTTAGGCACATCAGGCATAAATAAACTCCGGTCCTAAAACCAACTTGACGTCTTCCTGACCCATGTCGTCAACGGAAACACTGTAACCAACAATTCGATAATAGGTATCAAGGCCATCAGGAAACCTTGGGCTCGTGTTCGGATTTATGATGACTCGGCACGCATCCCCACAAATGTAAGCACCCAAACCCGGATCCAAATCAGCCCTGACAGTCAACTCGGGCAAAGTAACAGGCGTCGACGTGTACTGAACCCGAGCCCAAGCAATCAAATCAACCGTTTCTTGGACTGAAATGTCCCCGGCCGAATACACCTCTTCAAGCAACGGATAGCCGGGACCACCCGACGACAAAGGTTGAATTTGTGAAGAATCGACAGCAAGGCCAATTAACTGAGAATCGCCTTCGCCTTGTCCCTGAACCCAAACACGGTTGTGAGTTCTTGTGCCATCAGAAGGCCAAGTGAAAGAAACGATATTTCGACCCAACTCAAAAACATGACCTGTTTCGTTGTAAGAACGGCCACGTCTCGGATAGTGCAGATTCAACACTTTCTGCAATGTGCCAGTTGAACTCCACGACGAATCGATTGCAAATTCAAAACCGTTTGAAACTCCAGCCAACTGTTCAATCGCATCAGCAACAGTCTTTAATTCGTTTCGACTGTAAGTACGATCCCGATTGATGTCCGTGTAACCCGAAGCAAGGTTTTTGACAACGGAGACACCCACGTTCGCTGGCGACCAAAACTGGGCGAGGTACATGATGGAATCAACAATGTCCATCTGTGGCGTCGACGAAAACGTGTAGTTGTAAGGCATCGTCAGTTTGCGAAAATATGACCAATCCTCACCGCATTTAATTGAACGAGTTTGATCTGCATCGTTGTACGGAGAGGCCCACACGATCCCTGACCAAACGACGACACCGTCACGTTCAATAACCAACTGGCGTCGACATTCATCAACCGCATTATTCCAGTCAGCGGCTAACGCTCGATTAGCGACCGAGTTTGGTGGAGGCAAATACAACGTACCTGAGGCTTCACCAGCCCCCGATAGCGTTTTTGAGTAGGACAAACCCGTTAACGGAAGTTCGGCAATCCGAGTTCCTGTCAACAAATCCATGCTGATGCAGCGATATTCGGTCACGATTACGTCGGAGCGCCCGAAGGTCCGATGTCCTCGATACAGTGAAAGTTGCTCATTGCGGTTCCGCAACCGCCGCTACCGACGGTTCTCACAAAACAAACGACCGGCGTGAATGTAACTGAACCGGGCGAAATAATAGTTGAGATTGTTGAAATGCCTTGAAAAATCGGCCCGACAATTGCGAAACGCTGAGTGTCGTACAAAGTGCCGGACGCGTTGTTTGCTCGCAACTTTATGTCAAACAAGTCGCCCGCCACTTGCCCAACGTGCGTTACTTGAAAAGTCCAACGGTAGCGACGGTTAGCAACAAACGTTGTTGACGGTCCCGAATAAATTACGGTTTCTACAGTTGAAACAAAGCCCGCGCCCGCAACGCTTACTTGCGAACTCACGGCACCCCACGGCAGGTTCCACGGGCGACGGTAGTTGGTGCCGTTGAAAAAATACGGGCCCTCTTGGTCCGTGTTCAGATTCAGGTAGTACGCCTGACCGTCAACCGGAGAAGGAATCGCAGTAGTAGCGAGCGCCGAGGTGTTGAACGTCGGAATCTTGCCGCGCTGGTCAGCGATCGGTCGAAGGTCCGTAATGTCGGCGGTGTTGATTGCCGTGTCGCCAGCAGCAACGGTGATACGAGCCAAAACCAACGCATTAGGGTGGGACGCTAATGATGGATCCACAGGACTAGCCGCTGGTGTGCCCGTAACAACAATTAGACGAGCGTCATTTGAAGCACCTGAATAAGCGGCATCTCTAACAACAGCGATAACTAAGTCTCGGCGAGGGTTTGTTGCATCAGCAGGCGAAATAGCAAGGTTGACAGTCGCATCGTTCCAAAGATGGTAAGCGCCCTGATTCAACGAGGCGGTGCCACGGATGAAACATCCGCCAGCGGCCACGTTCACAGTCATATTTGGCGTGCCGTTTTGAGTGACAGCAAGATCAGTGGCGGTAACGATCCCGTGAGCAGGGTTAGAGGCAGCAGCGCCACCGGCAAACGAGGTCGGAGGCATACCGAGCATTCCGCCGAGCATGAGGCGGGTTTCCTCGGCCGGATGAGAACCAGCCTGAACGAATGTAGGTGTAGCACGAATAGTCATCAGAATCTCCTAGATCCAAGCAGAACGAAAGTTTACGGCCATTGTGCCAGTGCCGGAGGCCCCAGCCAATCGCATAGTGTTATCTCCGGGGGCGAGGTCAAACCATTGTGTGCCCTGTTGGATCCACGAATACCGGGAAGCCGTGCCGTTGAGTAGAACCGTACGGTCCTGAGTCCCGACAACAAGGGTTTCTCCGGCAGCAAGAGTGCCGGTGAAATAAATGATTTGACCCGTGTTCACGTTTTCGATGCGAGGGTCAACAATAGGGCCAGTGATGGTTGCTTCCCACGGAGAAGGGAACTCGCCAGCGTTATTGCAAATTGCTGTGCCACCCGTTGCAGCACCACCAAACGACAGGTTGAAAGTCGCATTAAAAGACAAACCGCCCGAAGTGGTCGCCTGACTGAAACTCACGCTCTGCAACGTCGACGAATACATCCGAGGATCCGTGCAATGAAACTGCACTTCCGCCCGACCGACACCCTTGTAATAATCCATGCTTATCGGCAAAGACAGTTTCCTGACCCTCGCCCCAACTTGAATTTCCCCACCCAAACCGACACCCGGAACTTGAATCGTCAAAGGCAACTCGTCAACTTGACCAGCAACCAAAGCCTGAGAAAAAGCCTGCCAAATCGCATTCGACGGATGCTTAGAAGTAATCGTCACGGAAACATCAATATCCCTGCCACCCAAATAATCGCTGCCCTGAAACTGTCCGTGAGTTCGAGCCCGGGCACGATCCGACGTCCGAACCTCGGGAAGATCATGCAAACCCGTGATCGACTCAATGCCATAAACCGTCGAAGCCCCAAACGTCAAACCGTTGTAATCCATCTGCCAATCAATCATCGAGCCACCTTCAAACTCCACAAGATTTCTTTGCCAATGTCATAAGGAGACGCATTCGTTTCCGAAACATAAACATTGACAACACCTTGACTACCACCGACCTCAGGGACAGTTCCCCGCTCAATAGCCTTCAATTGCGCTCGGGAAACAACCAACTCACCGGCTTGCAACATTGCAGGAACATTCTGCGACATCATTGAGCCCTGAACGAGACCACCGGTATGTTCCCATTTTGGAATTGTTGGCATCTTGATATCAATGCCACCGAAGTCAGTGCCCGGGATATCCGGAGTGCTAACGGTCAACTTTCCAACCGTGTTATTCCATATGTCGGCGATCAGATTGAAAGCCAATTTAAACGGAGTAACAATGACGTCAAAAACTGCACTAAACGCTGTTTGGATTCCATCTTTAATCGTGTTGAATACGTCGAGCAAAGTACCAATCGCACCCTTGATCCAATCAAACGTCGGGCTGATGACGTTGTTCCAAACCCAACTGATAACAGTTCCGACAGCACCAAACACTGTGCTTACAACTGTTGAAATGAGATTGAACATTGGTACCAAAATGTTTCCGATGTACCACTGAATCGAGTCCCAAATTGGTTGAATGATGTTGTTCCAAGCGAAACTTATTACGTTGCAGATGACGTCCCAAACAATTTGAAAAGTTTCCCAAAGTGTGATCGACGCTGGGATCAAGTTGTTTTTGATCCAAGTATGGATGCCCTTAAAAATCGGAAACAAAATGCTGTTCCAAGCAAAGGTGGCGACAGCAGCAATGCCATTCCATACCGTTTGGAAATATCCCCAAAGGGAAATAAATATCGGAACAAGAGTTCCGGTGACAAAGCCAACAATCGCATCCCATGTGGGTTTGATGACGGTTTCCCAAGCCCAAATGGCTTTATCGGAGATCCAGCCCCAAATTTTGTCCCAGTTCGTCCACAGATATTTAACAATTCCAACGATTGCTACGATTCCGGCTATTGGCCCGAGAAGAGTCGCGATAATCAAGGCATAAGCCTTGTGATCCATAATCCAACCCCAAACTTTGTCCCAGTTTGTCCACAGCAGAAAAATGACTACTCCGAGGTAAATCGCAACTGCGATGAGGGCTCCGATGGGGTTGGCGATAATCGCAGCGTTCAGACCGGTAATCGCTCCAGTGATTCCTGTGATGGTTTCAATGACGAAGGTAACCGTCTCGAAACCAGCAAAAGCGCCCGTAAGACCGATAACGAGCGGTGTCAGGATCTCAATCGCATCTTTGTTTTCAAGAATTCCTGTAGTCCAATTAGCAAATGTCGTCAAAACAGGGACAAGTTTTTCAATTACAGGCACAAGGCCTTCATTTACAAGAATTAGCAAAGCGTCTGTCAAAATTGGGATAATTGCTTGCGCTAAATCAATAAGCGGTGGAAGCAGGGGAATTAGAGCCGCCAGCAATTCAACAAACGGCGGAGCCAATTGCACTAATGCTGGGGCAAGAGTCGTTGAAACCAAAACCCCCAATTGATCCATAATTGGCATCAACGCTTGGATCATGGATTGAATCACCGGCTGCATTGCGGTCATCAAGTCTTTGAATGCTTTACGGAGCGGTTCAGATTGGGTGGCAAGACCGAGCAGAATGCCGACTAAAGGATTGATTTTTGGAATCAAGGCACCAAGCGGACCAAAAGCAGCAGCAACATTGGTTGAGGCCATGGCAACAATCAAGCCAATCAAAGGCGCAAGAGTTGATTTCATAGAGTTCATTCCTTCAAGAACAGGTCCGATTTTGTCGGGAATCTTTTCTAAAAAAGAAATAAACATTTTCATTGCTTTGCTATTTGCCAGCACCGTGCCGAGTTTCTTCGCATACTCAGCCAATTTGTCCAAAGCGGAAGTTGCTGTATTAGCGGCACTAATAAAGGCGGGGCTAAGTGGTGTGAGGAACGCTGCACCAAGTCGAGCAACAGCAGCCCCAACGCCACCGACTGCACCCGACAATGTCTTTCTAAGACCAGCCATGGTGCCAGTAAATGCAACAGTCGCACCGTTGACACCGTCGGTTCCGTTGAGGATGCCGTCTGAAAGAATGTCCAAAGCCCGATTGGCCGGGATAAGCCCTTTTGAGATCATGTCTCGCATTTCGGCAGTAGTGACACCGAAAGAGTTGCCGAGAATGGCTAACGCATTGACGCCAACTTCTTGGAACGATTGAACGTCGTCGCCCATGATGCGGTTGGCGGCACTTACCTGTCCAAACACTGTGGCGAGT